AACTACTGGCTTAACTGCTGGGGCATCTGTAATTTTAGGTGATGCAAAACACTTACCAGTTGCATAAATTAATTAGAGGGGTGTAAAAACCCCTCTTTTTATTAATTAAGTTATTTAATATGGAAATCAAAGTTTTAAAAAATATCATAGCTTCAAAAAATGAATTAGGGAACGAATGTTTTGAATATTTAGAAGGTAATATTTATAATATTTATGAAGAATTGGCTCAAGTTTTTATTAAAGAGAATTGGGGAATTAAAATAAATAATAATTTAGAAGAATTAGAAGAAAAAGCGATTAAAGAATACGAAAATAAAGCTATTGATAATTTAAAAAACAAAGGGATAAAATCAATCAAAAAAAAAGAGGTAAATAAAAATGTCGAGTAAATTTCAAAACAGAAGAGAATTTGCAACTATTACAATACCGATTAGTACAGCTACATCATCATCATATGAACTTGGCGGAACTCATTTAGTTGGTATATTAATGCCAAGTGCTTTTACTGGAACTAAATTAACTATTGAAGGCTCTATTGACGGTGTTAATTTTTATCAATTATACGGCTCAACCTCTGGAATTGCAAAAGAAATTAAGGTAACTGCTAACAAATTTATTGAAATTGAAAGCAATTACGATAACCCTTTTAATTTTGTTAGATTAGTTTCAAGTTCCAATGAATCAGCCCAAAGAATATTGCAAATAGTATGTCATCCATAATTTTAGTAACTGATGCCACAACCGAAGTTTTGACACTTGCTGAAATAAAAACATTTTTGCGAATTGATGGAAATGATTTTGATAGTATTTTAACTCCATTTATTAAAGTGTCTCGTCAAATTGGTGAGAATATAACTGGTAGAGAATTTGTTGAAAAAGAATTTAAGTTATATCTTGACACATTCCCACAATGCAACGGTATAGAAGTAAAAAGAAGCAAATTAAAATCAATTACTTCAATTCAATATTACGATGTTAATAATGCCTTACAAACATTAAGTTCAGCCGATTATTATTTTACTAATGATGCAGATTATTCGTCAATCTATATTAATAACGATAAAACATTTCCAACAACCTACGAAAGAAAGCAAGCGGTTATAATTACATTTAAAGCTGATTATCCCAATAGACCAGAAGCAATAAAGCAAGCTTGTTTAAGTGTTTGTTCTTATCTATATGAAAATGCTGGCGATTGTGTTGTTGAGAATAATTCTCTTTTTAAGTCTTTATTCTTCCCCTATATTATTTCGCAAAAATTCTTTTTATGAAATGCCAATCAATAAAGAAAAATACAAAAAAGATTTGCACTAGCGATTTTGATAAAAGAATTAAAATTTTAACAACTGCGATCATTCCAAACAATGCACCCAATAGTTTGGCAACAGTTGGCTTTACAACAATAGCAACGGTTTGGGCGATGGTAAAAACAAATACGGCAGGAGAATTTATAGACGGAGTAAATATCGAAAAAGGTGTAAATACTGATTTTTATGTTCGTTACAGCTCATCAATACCTTTGGATAAGCAATTATGGATTGAGTATCAAAATATCTATTACAAGATTGTAAATACAGATAATATTGATATTGACGATAAAATTATTAGATTGAGAAGTATTGAGAAAGGCGATAAAACAATAAATGCCAATCAACGATGATAAAAGTAAAAGATGGTTCACAAAACCAAAAAACATTAAAATTTCTTTACGAATTGCCAGTAGAATTAACAAAAGCAATTCGCCAAGGCTTTTATACATCAGGTAAAGAATTAGTTGCCGATTTAAATAAAGATATGAAACAACTAAAAAGTGGTAGAGGCTACAAAGTATACAAAGGAATTGGTGGCGGTAAATTAAAAAAACCTAAATTACACACAGCATCAGCACCCAACGAAACACCAGCAATCATTACGGGTAAATTTAGAAAATCAGTTGATTTTGCCGTTCGTGGCAACAGACAATTAGAATTTGGAGCTAACGAAAATGCACCAGAGTATGCAAAATTTTTAGAAGAAGGAACAGCCAAAATGGAAGCAAGAGAGCCATTTAAAAGAATTGTTATGAAAAATAAAGATAAGATTAAAAGAAATATAGATATTAAATTAAAACAAGTGTTGGGGGGTAAAAAATGAAAGGTATTAAAGTCGTTAATAGATTAAAAGATATTTTGCCAAAATATACTAATGATTTTTCAACCATTATTAATGCTTCTTCCTTGACAAGGGTAAGCTCGACAATAACTTGTACGACAGCGACAAATCATAATTTATTAACTGGTAATTATGTAACCATCAAGGGTGCAAAAGAACCTATTGCATTAAGCACAATAACTTTTTCTAATGGTATTGCCACCGCAACAGCTTTAACAGATCATAAATTAAGTGATCCGTCTTTATTTTCTCCACAAATTTTGCCAATTAAAATTGAAATATCTGGAGCAGTTGGTTTCAACGGAAGTTGGGAATTAGTAAGTGTGCCAAGTAAATTAATTTTTACCTTTAAAGTAAGTGGCAACCCTGCCAATGTAAATGGTGGATATTTATTGCTTGACGATTATGAGGGATATAATGGCTATAAACAAATAACTAAATTAACAGATATCTCGTTTAGCTACACAACAACTGGCACGATGCAATCACCAGCACAAGGCGAAATAAAAGTAAGCACAGCAACAAGGATAGCAAATTCTGCAACACCACAAAGAATACAAGAGTTTTATACAGCAGGGCAGGGTGGAGTTTTGGAAACATGGCTTTATGTTGTTATGGGGCAAAACCAAGCTTATAGAAATGATACGGTTGTCGGTGATTCATCGACTGCAAAAAGAACAAATGAAGACTATTGGAACTCGGCACAGCAAAGTTTTAGCATTTATATAGTTATACCTGCAACAACATCAATTCTTGGTGGCGACATTGCCGATAATGCCAAAGGCTATTTAAAACCAATATTAAAAGCCCTAGCAAATTATATTTTTGAAAGTGATTTAAGCGATGAAGAGATGCAACCCTGCCAATATGTAGGCGATGAAGCTGATGATTATATAACCGCTACTTATACACATAGGTTTGATTTTGTAGTTCAAGGGTTTATTCAAGTTAGCGATACTAACGATTATGATTTGGGAGTTCCACTGCAAAGGGTTGAGGGTTTATTTGAGGAGCAAGGTTTAGATTATGATCTAAACACTCGTTAAAATCTAAAATCATAGTTTTTTGACTTGCAAAAAATTGACAAAAATCAACAATATAAACATATTAAAAATTATTTTGTTATGCAAATAAAATTAAACCAAAATTTAAGAACTCCACAAGGACAATTGCTACAAGGTGCAATCATTGAAATTAATGATGAGGCTGGAGTGCCAACAGATTTATTTTGGCGAAATAGATTAAAAGATTCTAATATTGATAACTGTATCGAGGTTGTCGATCAAGTTATATCAACTCAAAAAAAAGGTAAATAATGGGACAATCATTTCCAAGAGGAACATCTAATATTAAATCAGCATTAACCGCAAAAGATGCAGGCGATCGCTCAATTCTTTTAGTAGGTTGTATGATAAGTGGTACTGCTTCTAGTGGTGAGCTTAAAGAAAATATTTTAAGCAAAAAAGAATTTAACGATTTATTCGGTGCAAAATCACAAATTGCAAAAGCTGGCAGATCTTTAATTGATACTTTATCGGTTTCTAAAATTAAGCCAAAAGTTTCTGCGATTGGTTTAACCGATAATGCTTCTGGTGTCGCCTCAACTGGCTCAATTGCTTTTTCAGGCACTTCTACCGAAGCTGGCACATTAACTATTTACATTGATTCAAAAATAAATGGTAAATACGAAATTGCTGTTGCTATCGGTGATACTGCGACTGTAATTGGTGGTAAATTAGAGACTGCAATTACTGCTAATGCTTATTCACCAGTAACCTCTGTAAATACTACTGGTTCAGTTGCATTAACTGCTGTAAATGATGGCACACAAGGCAATACAATATCTCTTGGTGTTGATGGCTCTATTGCTGGGATAACCACAACAATAACTGTAATGTCAAGTGGTGCAACAAACCCAGTTTTAACTTCGTTATTCGATCCAATTGTAGATAAAAGATTTACAACTATCGTTTATCCTGCCGAGTGGGGCACTTCTACATTATCAACATTTACCGAAGCAAGATTTAATGTAGATAATAAAATTCTTGATGGAGTTGGTTTATTTTGTAAATTAGATACCTATGCTAATCTAAACACTTTTGTAGATGCATTAAACCAAAAAACACTTTGTGGCATTGCTAATAAACTAATCTCTGCTACAAAATTAAAAGG